CTGAGAGTTATGGCCGAACTAAACGTCGAAACCAACCCGTCAAAATCACTCATTTCTGAATCGTCAGCAACTTTCGAGTTTGCAAAACGAACAGTTATGGATGGTATTGATGTGTCTGGGCTAAGCTGGCAACAGTTTATTACGACAAAAGGTTTAAAATTAAAATTAAATTTAATTATAAGCCTTGGAGAAAGAGGATTGATTTGGCGAGATGGGTTAATCGAAAGATTAATCACCATGAATCGCCATATTAAGCTCAAACGAACTAACTCGGCATTAACCGAGGAAGGTTCTATGAGTCTTATGTTATCACTCTTAAGTTATTTTGCTCAACGAGCATTAATAAGCTTTGAGTGTGCTATCGCATATGTTGTAGATCCCTCGAAAGGGGAGGATATTGAGTCATTGACTCAGCTTCCTGTGAAACATACGGTGCATGATTTGGTTTCCTTGTTTTTACAAGTTTCCAGACCTATCGACAATGATTGTCCAACAGATCTTTTAACTGTACCCAATCTTAAGGAGAGATTGAGAGTTGGTGAGAGTAGAATATTCACCCGATTAGGGACGGATATTTATACAAAAATCGACGAAGCGATTGTTAGATACAACGATTCTGTCCATAAAGTAACAGAGTTATTTATGGAGGAGTTGTTGAGAAAACATGACCTTATCTCGTCTATCCCTTGGGATAAAAGAGAATGGTACCATTATGCTCTTGATAATTTATTAAGGCAAATGGCAAACAGTTTCTTGTGGGGCCACAGTACCCATGACGTCTCTGATGAGCTAGTCGACTTTAATGAGTCGGAATCTTCTATACCTGAACTTTCCTCTATTTTAAAATTTAGAGATAAAGCTGAGGGCGAAATGAAGAAATTCTCATTCCTTGACCATTCTAAGAAAGGTAAGGAACTTAACATTGGGCCTACTTCTTGGCTTGCTGTTGATTTATCAAGAGCAGAGCGAAGAATAAGAGCACCAAATGTTCTGGAGAATCTTGTTTCTGATGAAGACAAACATCTTCATGCACCTGGAGTAGGTGTATGGGATGTTATGATGCCGAGTGTTAAGTCTAAGTAACCGGAAACATATCCGATAACTATGACTAAACATTATACAGATAAGTCAGTAGGTTCCCTCGGGATCCGAGAATTTTAGGAATCCGGCGATCTGCCAGATTTAAAATAGTGGGTAAGCCACATTTCCTATGTCAAAGGTGAAATTGGAAAATGACTGTTTGTAACTGATTTCTCACAAGAATCGGTGAGATCTTTTGTATATTGGCTTGTTGCTCTTGTTTCATAG